TGAGGTTAGTTCTGTTACTATGAGGCAAATGGTTATTAAGAATAGTCGAATTAGTGCATTTCCTTGTGGTGATAGTGGTGATACAATAAGAGGTATGACTGCTAATGTATTAATAATGGAAGAGGCAGCTTATATTAAAGATAGCATAGTAAACCAAGTATTGATGCCAATGGTAGCAGCAACACAAGGTAAGGTAATAAAGATTAGCACCCCATTCAGTATGAACCATTTTTATAATAGCTTCCAATCAGATGACGCATATAAGAGTCATCATTATACGTGGCAACATGCAGTAGATGCTAAACATTTTACTATGGACTTCATTGACGAGCAGAAGAACCAGCTTGGTGAACATAGCATTGAGTTTAGGACAGAGTATTGTGCTGAGTTTATTCCTGATGAGGATGCATTCTTCTCATGGGAGTTAATTGATAAGTGTATTGGTGATTATGAAATGCTGGGTGAAATATAATGTATGATGAAATAACTTGTGAAGCTTGTGCTTGTAATACTTTTAATAAACTATATTATACTGATTATAAAATATTTGGTACTTGTGTTTATTGCAAAAAAGTAAATAAATTATATGAGGAATGATATGATGATATGTGATAAGTGTTGGAACTATAAAGAGTTTGGTAAGACGTGCTACTATTATTGGGACGAGAAGAAAGCGTGTACACAATTTAAAGATAGTAAAGACGACACACCACATATAGAAGATGAGAGGAAAATATGCCAACATATGTATTAGGGGCGGACCTTGCAATAACAATATTTAAATACTTGAACTCATACCCTATTAAGTATGGCAATAAATATTTGTAAACAATGTAAAAAAGAATTTAATGCACCACCAAGTTATAATAGAAAGTTTTGTGGTAGGAGTTGTGCAACAACATATAAAAATTTACATAATAATCCAATGTGGAATGAGCATATAAGAAAAAAGGCACAAGAATCTTTAAAAGGTAATGTTCCTTGGCAGAAAGTATTGGGTAATGATCATCCAAAAGTTATATTATATAAATATAGGATGGCCAAATTACAAAGTAAAAGACAGAAAGGAAAAAAGGCATGGAATAAAGGATTAACTAAAAAGGAAAATCCAGATAAAGTTAAATATGGTTTATTTAGAGAAAAAAACCCTATGTGGAAAGGTGGCCCATCAAAAAGAGATTATAGAGACAATTACAAAGAATGGATGGAATTAAGATTATCAATATTAGAACGTGATAATTACACGTGCCAAAATTGTGGTTTAAAAAAGACAAAAGGATTACATGTTCATCATATAATACCATGGAGGGAAAGTAAAAACAATGAAAAAAGCAATTTATTAACGCTTTGTAATTATTGTCACAAAGACTAAAATGATAAACAAAACATATGTCCTTGGTGCAGAAATAATGAGGTAACCCCTCTTTATTGCATATACCTTGCGAGGGCAGGCGAAGATAGTTCTGTATTCGTTATAATTGAGAAAGGAGATCCACATAAAGTGGTATTCATTAAAGAGATACCTAAGAATACCATGGACGAAGCTATTGACTATATTAAATATTTACATAACCGATTTAAGTTCCAAAAGATAATATGTGATAGCACTGGACTAGGTGCTGGTGTTTCTGATGTGCTTAGTAGAGATCTTAATCCACCTAAGACATTAAAGCAAGATACATATAAGACACCTCATGATAGTGTGGATATTGTTATTGGTGTTACGTTCACACAAAAGAATAAGATGGATATATTCAGTAACCTAAAACTATTAATGGAGCAAGGCAAACTATTAATACCTAATCATAAGAAGTTAATATTCCAATTAAAAGACTTTCGTTATGAGACAACAGAGTCTGGCAATCTTAAGTTGCATCATGGCGAGGGTAATCGTGATGACTTTTGTGATGCGTTGGCATGTGCTGCTCATGGATTGAGAAGTAAACAAATAGGCTGGTTCTTTGGATAAAAAAAACTTTATTTAAATACTTGAACGTGTATTTATAGTATTGTCTCTTAATAACTCGTTAATTCGGGGTATTATCGGATGGCTACTTAGTAGTCAATCACCTCTTTTTCCTGCTCGGGTGAGATTCCCGTGTAGGTTTTATAATCATGGGAATCCTAGACTTAATAAAAAACACAAAGAAATATCTTGCAAAAGATATAAGATTATTTAACGCTGGAGAAATAACACCTACAGCAGACTTACCTGTATTACCGACATGGTTCTTTAATCCAATGTTGGGAGTGCCACGTAGGATTAATCTCCTAGAGGTAAGACAATACGCTAAATCTTGTTGGGTACAGATGGTTGTAAATGCAATCATAAAACAATTGATGATTATTGATTGGGATGTTGTTAATACGGATGAAGAAGACGAACAAGATTATAGTACGGATATTGAGAAGTTAAAGACGTTATTGATAAATCCAAATCGTAATGGTGATGCTTTCTGGGATATATGGGGTCCATTCTTAAGAGATGTATTAGAGATTGATTCTGGGGTTGTATATAAAGGACATAATGTAAGTGGCGAGATTGTTGAATTGTTTTCTTATGATGGTGGAAGATTCTTAATGAATATTAATGAGCATGGAATTCTAGGTGAAGATGGAGATGGTAATCCAGTACCAGCATACTACCAATATAGTTTTAGGCAAGTACAAGGTGCACCAATACCATTCGAGAAGAAAGAAATCATATATGGTAAGATTAACACATTGACCGAATCACCACCATATGGATGGTCACCACTACAAAGCATACAACAAGAAGTTGAAGTTATGATCCAGTCCACAAGATATAACAAAGAGTTCTTTATTAATAACGCTACACCCGACGGTATCGTTAATGTTAATATGGACTTGGATAATTTAAGGACGTTCCAATCAGCATGGGAACAACAAGTTAAGGGCAAACCCCACAAACTTGTCTTCCATAACTCTGAGTCTTCCTTTACCCCCCTTGCTACTTCTAATAAAGACATGGATTGGTTGGAAGGTCAAAAGTGGTATTTCCATGTTGTATTTGGAGCATACGGATTAAGTCCTCAAGAAGTAGGATTCTATGAGAATAGTAATAAGAGTACTGGTGAGTCTCAAGAACGAATAACAATCAAGAATGCTATTAAGCCATATTTACAATTGATAGCACAGAAGATTAATAACGAGATACGTAACGAATTAATAGGTCACGATAAGATTAAGTTTGAATGGTTCCCTAGTGATGATGCAGCTGAAAAGATAGAACATGAACAAATGATGGCAAAGCTTGCAGCTAATGTAATAACCATTAATGAAGTACGAGCAATAGAAGGTTTAGAGCCTGTCGATTGGGGTGACGAGCCAATGGCAATGATGATGCAACAACAGATGATTGATAGTGGTGCTATTGGTGGTGACGATGAGGACGAAGAAGAAGATCCTAAAGACAAAGAGAAGAAAGATAGAGATAAGAAAAAGGATAAGGACGAAAAGAAAGAAGATAGGGAATCACAAAAGCTGTATAAGAAATTATTTAAGGGGTTCATGAAAAATGGCAAACAGCAATTCAACTAAAGCAGCTGTTGACCAGAACCGAGCATCATATGCAGATGACGCAATTGCAAGAAGAGTTCTACAAGTTGATGGTTCTGGTAATATTGTTAGTCCTTCTGGTTTAATAGATGTTGAATTTGATTATATTGCATTAACGTATGTCGCTGCAGGTAATGGAGCGGGTGAGATAGAGACTGCAACTTATAAGACTGGTGGATCTGGAGGAACAACTGTGGCAACAGTTACTATTACTTATGATGCTAGTGATAGAATTGCAACAGTTACTAAATCATAATGACCTACACATATAATCCTTTTGAAGGTAAGTTTGATGCTACTCAATGGACTTATGCTAGTGGTATTTTAACAACTAAGATTCCTTCTGATATTTCTATTCCTAAAGATGGTGTTGCAACAGGTGTGAATTTTGGGGTGTCATCATATTATATAGATTTGAACGCTGAGGGATGGGATGGTGCTGCAGGATATGATACATCAACTAGAATAATAAATTATCAACCAGTTGGTGGAACAGTTAAAGGTAGTCTTGGGTTATTATTTAATAATCAATTACATTTTATAATTACAGAGACCGATTTAGCAGCAGTGGCTCCAACAGGTAATGTATTTGGTTATGGTGCATCTGTTGCCCCAACAGGCAATGGGACGAAGATTATATTTAGGGGCGGGGGCAGTGCTGGTGGTAATGGTGCTGGTGGTAATTTAGTATTTATCGGAGGAGCACCAAATGGTGTGGGAACAAGAGGGGAAGTTGTTATTGGTGAAGGCACCGCAGGAATAGATTATTCAATAGTATTTGATGGCGATACTAACGATGGTATTATAACTTGGATGGAAGATGAGGATTATTTTAAATTCGGTGATGACGTTAATGTTGATACCTTGACTGCATCAAAGCCAGTATGGACAGATGCAAGTAAGACCTTAATTTCAAAAGATAACACACCTTGTGATTTAGTGGTCACTAGAAAGACAGCAAACTCAATGACTGTAACTACTGGAACTTTAACTTCTGGTAATGTTGCTAGTACACAAACTTGGCAAGATGGAAGTGAAGTACACATTACAGAAGTTACTGGGGTTCCAGGGTTTGATGTTAAGTTTGTATTTACTAGTATTGCTAATTTCTGCAGGGTAGGAATCTCTGCTTATTATGCTGGTTCTGCAACTCACGTTTGTCAAATACAAATTTATGACCACACCAACACAACTTGGCGTAACTTATGGCATTTACCAGGAACTGCATTAGGACACAATTATAGATATTCAGATATGCCTGTATCACAAGCGACAATACTCGCTGATTACATTAGTGGAAGTGATGAAGTGTGGATACGATTTTATCACCCAACAAGTGGTAATGCATCACACGATTTGTATATAGATTATGTATCAATAATAGGTGAATAAAATGTTAGAATTAGAATACAACGAATTTATGGAAATTGTGGAAAAGAATCCACGTCAACAAGATAAGCGTATATTGCACTATCTTGAAGAAGGCAACCAGTTTACTCTATTTATTAGGTCTGTTGATTATTGGGAATATTTTACAGTGGTCCCTAAGAGTGTAATTCAACAATTTGGTGAACAATACGAAGCATCTATTGAAGAAGCGGTCAGAGACTTCAAGCGTAGTATATTACATGATGCTGTCCCATTAAAAGAGAAAAAGGAAGAAATCTTAGATTTACCTGATACATTAACGAAAGAGGTTGAAATTGATGCTGGTGAAGAGATGATAGATGAAGCTGATGGTTATGTTGAATTCCTAAGGTTCAAAATGAATCAATGGGAAAAGACAATCTTAAACTTCTTAGAGGAGACATTGAAAGATGAGATACAAAAAGATTATGTTGATAAGTCTTTTGGGGACTTTATTAGTAGGTTGTTTAATACTGTTAATACAGCTGGGTTTATGACCAAATTAAAGCGTGTTATTAAATTAGATGTTAAGAAAGGAATTAAAGCAGCGGAAGAAGAGTTGAACATGGATATTGGTGTGGGAGTAGATTTTGATAAAAAAGTAAAACTATTTGCAGATAGACAACTTGATGGGTTTACTATTGATGGCAAAAGATGGAAAGGATTAAAAGGAGTAGCACAAGATGTTCAGAACAATGTTAGTAACATTGTAGCCAATGGTATTAATGAGAAACAAGGTGTTGTCCAGATTCGTAAGGACATACAAGCTGAATTCATTAAGAACAAAGGTGGCAAGGTTAAAGGTAAAATTACTAAAGGTAGAGCAATGAGGATTGCCAGAACTGAGAGTAATAGATTCATTAATGCTGGTAAATTATCAGCATATAAAGATTCAGGGTTAAAAGGTAAGAAGAAGTGGGTTTCATTTGTAGATGATAGAACAACTCAAATTTGTAAGGAATTAGATGGTCAAACCGAAGAGTTACATGGTATCTTTAAACATAGCTCCGGTAAGACTTATGAACACCCTCCTCACGGACCAAATTGTAGGTCTATCATTGAATTTGACCTAGAATAAAAACTTTATTTAAATACTTGAACAAGGTGATATATAATATGGTAAAAGAAAACGTGAAAAAAGATAAATTAAAAATCATTGACTTATATGTTAATAAACACTATTCCATGGATAAAATTTCACAATTATATTACTGTACTTCTGGAACTATTTTTAAATATTTAAGGAAGTGGGGCGTTTCAAAACCAAATCAAGCCAAATCACTTTCGAAAAGATTAACTAAAAATCCAGCATGGAAAGCTGGACAATTATTTAGGGGTGGGTATTTATTTGTTAAAGCTGATAATCATCCGTATAAGAATAATAAAGGATATGTAGCCAAACATAGATTAGTTGCAGAAGAAAAACTTGGAAGGTATCTTAAAGATAAAGAAGTGGTTCATCACTTAGATAACAATAAAATAAATAATTCTATTGAAAATATATATGTTTTTAACAATTGTGGAGAGCATAAAGCTTATCATCATTTTTTAAATAGAACTGTTTTGGAGGCTGTAAATGGAAACTAAAAATAAACTTTCACTCTGGTGTCCTGTAACAAAGGATATAAATTCTGGTGAAATGGTGGGAATATTATCTGATACTTCTTTAGATCGTGATATGGAGTTTATGGATAAATCATTATTACAACAATGGGCTAAGTCTGGTGTTTTACCAGCATTAGCTAATCATACTAATAAGATGGAGAATTTTATTGGCGGATGGACTGACCTTAAGGTTGTCGAAAAAGAAGGGCATACAGCACTCGTTGCTAAACCATTCTTCTTTAAAAGCAATCCTATGGCACAGCAAATTAAAGGGATGGTCGAAGAAGCATTAGCTAAAGGACTAAATCCTGGTATTTCTATCGGTGCAATTCCAAAAGCTCAAGAAGAGCGAAAGATAGAAGGAAAATCATTTACTGTTCACACAGAGGCTGAGTTAGTTGAAGCAACATGGGTGCCTATACAATCAAATAGGAACGCATTTGCAGCAATAGCTCGTAGCTTTGATATTAATATGGATGGTAAGGAGGAAACAAAAATGGATAAGGAATTAGAGAAAGTTGAAGAGGAAGTTCAAAATGTTCCAGATGAGCAAGCTCCTGAGGAAGAAGCGAAGGTTGAAGAACCAGTTGCAGAGGAAGAACCTGCAGTTGAAGAAGAACCAAAAGCTGAAGAACCAGTAGTAGCACCTGAGAAATCAGCAACAGAACTAGAACTTCAAAAGTTAAAAAAAGAGTTGGAAGAGTTAAAAAAGAAGGCGGTATTAAAAGCAACAGTAGAACCAAAAGTAGTGGAAAAGGAATTAGAACCAACACTAAGCAATGTTCTAATAAAACAATTCGGAGGAAAATAAAATGGAAGCAGGATTTATGAAAAGCGAAATCGGAAATACCGACGCAGGTTACGCTTTTGACCAAGGATTCCAAAAAATGGGAGTCGTAGAAGACGAAACCTATTATGGTGGAATTCGATGGGGTAAGAAAGATTGTGACGAGAAATTAGTAGCAATGGGAAAAGAATATATGGGTACATTAACAAAAGCACCTTCATTTGGTCACACAAGTGGTGGAACAGTAACTGCTTATGGTTTAATGCCAAGTTTCTTCGATCCATCAGTTGTTGATAGAACTGTAAGACAAACACCTTTAGTAAGATTACTACCTAGAAAGGCAGTAAGAGGAAGAGCATATGTTTACAATGCACTAACCGCAAAAGGTGCTTATACATTAGCAACACCAGGAAGTGGATTCAAAGGCGACGATGCAGCATTAGCAGAGGACGTTGATACATGGACTGCAACAAGCACAACCATGAAATTCGCATATGTTGTTGGTAGAGTAACAGGACCAGCATTGGCAAGTGGAATGGGCTTTATGAATTTACTAGCTGAAGATATTAGAGTTAAAACAGCAAGTATGAATGAAATCTTAGAGAATGAAATTGTTAATGGTGCAGTTGCAACAAACGCATTAGGATTTGATGGTTTGAGAGCAGCAATCGCAACAAACACAACTGCAAATGCAGGAGCAGCAATTACATTAGATCAAATCAGAACTGATATGAACACTGTATTTGAAGCAAATGGTATGGTTGATTTAGTAGTAACAGACGGAAATACACACAATGTTATCAAAGGATTATTAATGGACTTCCAAAGAAACATTGAGAGACCTTCTGGAACTATGGACTTCGGTATTCCTGATGCGTTTATGTTTGATGGTGCACTATTCATTAAGGACAGGTTCATGCCAATAACAGCAACTCAGAGAGAAATCCTATATCTTGACACAAGGTATATCTTCTTAGCAGTTCTACAAGACACAACTTTTGAAGAATTAGCAAAGAACAACGACAGTCAGAAATATATGCTAAAATGGTATGGAAGTTTGATTGTAACTGCTGAAGCATTGATGGCTGAAAGAACAGGGTTGGCTTAAAATGGCGGCAATAGCAATAGGTGATTGCACTGTAACAGTTGAAGCAGCAATGCCAGGAGTTAATATGTATAAGATTGTAACTCCAGCAACTGCTGACGACGCTGATACAATTGATTTAAGTACAGTATGTGATGCTGGCAATATTTACTCAGCATCTGTTGAAGCATCAACTGATTCATTACTTACAGCAGTTGTTTCAACAGCAGGAGTTCTTACAATTCCTGGAGCAACTGATGACGAAGCAAGGACTTGTTGGGTATTAGCTAGATCACCAGAATCAGCATAGGAGGCAAAATAAAATGGCAGCAATATTAATAACAAATTGTACTGTGACTGTGGAAGCAACTCTTGGTAGTGTTAATCTTTATAAGATTGTGACACCATCAAGTGCTGACCAAGCAGACACAATTGACCTTTCAACAGTATGTGATGCAGGCAATATTATGTCAGCATCAGTACAGAATTCAACAGATGGTTTAATCACCGCAGTAGTTAGTACCGCAGGAGGCATTACTTTGCCAAGTGGTGGAACTGACAACGAAGTAAGAAATTGTTGGGTAATCGCAAGGTCACCAGAATCAGCATAAATATGTTGATTTTTTTTATTTTTTACCACGTTTAATTTATCGTGAAGGAACTAATCATATATTGATTAGACAAGGAGAAAAACAAAAATGGCATTTGGAATTAGTCAATTAGAAAATCGTAGCTGGACGTTCAAAGGGGACGCAGTTACAGTAGAAGGAGATTTTACAGTAGAAGGCGACTTCACTTTTGGAGACGCATCAACAGACGCTTTAACAGTAACAGGTACTTTTGTACAAACATCCAATGCAGTAACTGATGGGCACACAATAGATGGTTCAGGAGCATTAACTGCAGGAGAAGATTTAGTAAGATTTACAAGCACAGGAAATATAAGTTCAACTTCTAATGTTTTAGCAGTAGAACAGAATACAGGTGCAGGTGTAGCAGGAGCATATGGTATTTATGTGAATTGCACTGGTACAAATGTTGAAGCAATTAAAGTAGACGCAGGTAACTGTGTATTCGATGAAGATTTAGACGTAACAGGAACTATCACTGGTGGAACTGTAACCGATGGAACATTTACATCAACAGCAGGAACTGCAACAGGTGGAGTTAGTATTACTTCAACAACCTTTACAGACGGTACAGCAACATTAACAGCTGGTGGCTTATCAGGGGTAACAACTATTGGCATGACTGGTGACCTAACTTGTAATGGTGGAGACGCGAGTATTATTGAAACAGCAGATGGAGCAGTTGGTGCAGAACTTAACTTACAACAAAAAAGTGCAAGTCCAGCAGCAAGCGACGAGGTTGGTATTGTTAACTTTATTGGTGACGACGATGGGGCAGGAGATACAACTTATGCGAAACTATCAGGGTCAATTCTTGATGCTACAGCAGGCGCAGAGTTTGGGTCAATAATTGTTGAAGTTCAGAATGGGACTGGTTCTTTAGTACCAGCAGCGTCCGTTTCACATAATGGGGTGGCAGGCGCACTTACTACAGGAGTAATTATTAATCAAGCAAATGTAGGTGTGGCAGGTACAAACGTAACAGCTGCTGAATTTGGTGATGGATATAATCATACCACAATTTTAACATTAACTGGCGCGGATTTAGGAGAGATTGGTGGTGGTGGAAATTTAGCAATAGGTGCTTTGATTTACACATTCCCTGTAGGGGCACATGTGCACACAGTAACTTCTGCAAATGTAGCATTAGCTGGTGACGCAGCCGTTCAAGCAGACACACCTGATGTAGGTATTGGAAGCGTTATTGGAACAGGAGCTGTAGCAGTTCTTGGTGGAACAGCAACCTTCGAAGACTATATCAATGGTTCAGCAGCAGCAGATGTTAATGGAACACCCACAATAAATGATATGACTATAAACACAGCAGGAACAATTATGGCTGGTATTTCATTTAACGCGGTTAGTGATACCAAAACATTGCATTATAATGCAGCGTTTAACTGGTCTGGTGCAAGTGCATCAATCTTAGCAACAGGGGTTGTTATTATTCAATGGCAATATCATAGTTAATTTATGATATTTTTTTTTTTATTATTATCAAACACGGAGGTAAAACAAAATGCCAACTATAAAAGGTGGATTAAAGTTAGGAAAACATAGTACACAAGAAGATTTAGATAAACTTTCAAAAGCTATAGGTAGACCTGTTTTTAGTAAACATATTAAACCTGTGAAGAAGAAAGGAGTTAAGAAAAAATAATTATTACATTGTGGCATGCAGTCCCGAATTGCGGTCACATAAAATAAACATACAAGTTAAGGAGGAATAAAATGGTATTACCCACAAGCTTAATGGATAGAGAAAAGGGCAAGTTTGTTGAAATTAGTTCTGAAGTTACAGTTAGATTAGTAGGTATTACGGGAGTATTTACCGCTTCAGATAAACCAAGATCACAATTAGAACACGACAAACTTGTTGAAAATGCAGCTGGTGATATAGCTGTAAGGGTAGTAGTATCATAATGAAATAAAATGGCATTACCAACAGCATTAAACCAAAGAGAATGGAGTAAATTTGTAGAGGATGGTAGCGGGAACGTAACTGTCCGAGCAACAATAGAAGGTACAACTGGTGACCTTACAGTCAATGGCGATTTAACAGTAACTGGAGATACTGAAGTAGTAGATACAGTAACTTCTGGTACAATAATTATTGACGTTACTGATACAGAGGCATTATTAGTTAGAAAAGATGGAGATACAGGCGATATATTTACAGTTAATACTAATTTAAACATTTGTAGTTTTGGTGGGAATGTTGCATACGCTGCAAACACACTTTTAGCAATGGGTGGTCAAGGTGCAGCAAGTGTATTTTGGGATTTTGATACTGCAAATGACCAGAGCGTTTTATTGTTAGGTTCTGACCAAGGTAGACAGTTAGTGATTGGTGAGAGTGGTTCAATTACAAAAGACTTCGACCACGCAACTACTACTAATCCAACATTATTTATACATTCTTCAACAGACCCTGATAGTGACAATACACAATGGGGTAGTTTGAATTATACCGCAGCAACTGATAGTTTTGATATTACTACTGGTGGTGGAGAAGTTAAGATTGGAACTACAGAACCAGGACACTTAACACCATCAGCAGGTGATTTAATGGTTTCTGGAGAGTTAGAAGTTGATGGAACTGCTTGGTTTGACGGATTGGCTTCATTCTATGGAACTTTTACTTTTAGTGGTGGTTCTTATGGTAGTATTAGACAAGGGGTAGACGATGGTCTTAAGTTTTGTTTAACTGCCACAGATGGTTTTGCAAATCATCATATGATTATAACCAGTGAATCTAATGCGGCTAAAGACCACGACCACGAAACACCAAGCACAGACCCAACATTATTCATTCATAGTGCGACTGACCCAGATACAGCAAACGACCAATGGTTAAGTTTGAGTCATAATACTGGAAATGCAGTGTTAAATTCTGGAAAAGGAATTATTGCTACGGAAAGTCATATCAGATTAGATGATAATAAAGGTATTGTATTTGGGAGCAGTTTTGACGCATCATGGGATTGGTCAACAGTTCAAGCTACAGAGAACACAATTGTTGCAGGATTAGGAGTTGTTGCTAATTCTATAATATTCACAAATCAATCAAATGGAAATACAGATCATGACCATGCTGCAGAAGTAAATCCAACAATATTTATTCATAGTGCAACCGACCCAGATACTGATAATACACAATATTTGGCAATAACACATAATCAGGATAATTCACTAATTAGTTCTGGTAAAGGTGGAGTTATCATGGGTGTAATGGTTATCGGCACACAAGGAACAGACGTTGCTTCAGCTAACGATGCAACATTAACAACAACAGGGAATTACTTTGACATCACAGGAGCAGTACAAATAAATACATTATCAGTTCCAACTGGTGTGACCGCAGGAACATTCATAACATTACAATTTGATTCAAACCCAATTGTAAAACAAGCAACAGGAGGAGCAGGAGCACAATTTGCATTATTAGGTTCAGTGGATTTTGCAACTGCTGCTGGTGATACATTAACATTAGTGTATAATGGATCTGTGTGGAAAGAAACAGCAAGGACTGTAATATAAAATAGGTGATATAAAATGACGGAATTAAAATTAGAAGAAGAAACATTAAAGGAGTTGAACATTAGAAAACAAGCTATTATGGCAAACCAAGTGTTGGTCAAAATGGCAACACGAGAAATGAACTTGTTTGTAGTAGAGAAATTAAAAGAATTTAAATTAGACACAACAAAACAATACAGCATTGATGAAAAGACAGGTGTAATAAGCGAAGTTAAAGCTGAACCTGTGAAGGTGGAAAATGACAATGAAGAAGGTGGAGAGTCTAAGACAGAACCAAGCAAAGAATAAAATTGTAAGGTTATTCAAGACACAACCATTAATCGACGACAAGTGGGTAAAAGATAGGTCTAAACTCAAAGCGTATTTAGTAGTTAAATATAGCGATAAGCATGATGATTATCTACCTGTGTGGAAGAAGATTGATGATAAGAAAGTACCTTGGTGGGATGTAGAAGTTCATGCAAAACTTAAGAAAGACATTAAAGAATATAGTGACACTTGGGTTAGAGCAAAAAAGAACAAAAGCAAACACACTAAAGCTCGTAAAATGTTTTCCAAAGCTAAACTTACTCGTTATCATACTGACGATTTTCATGACGCACAAGATAAGTATATTGAATGGTGTGGTAAGGAAGGAGTCGTTGTTAATAAACTTAAATTGGGGGATTACCATGCCAGATAGAACATTCATGAAAATTACTAACAAGGACATTTACAAGAAATTAGAGGACATTGAAGAACACGTGATAAAAACGAATGGCAAAGTAATGCTTAATAGATGGATAGCGTCAACAGCATTAGGATTAATAGTTGGACTTTGTTCAATATTATTAGTATATAAGATATGGTGATACAATGGCATATGCAACAAATTTACAATTCATACAAAAATCAGGATTGGGACTTAGAGCTATTGACGAGAATGTTGGCACTGGCGATAATTCTGAGGTTAGTTTCGATTTAGATAATACAAATATTACGTCAGGCGGTTATGAGCTTAGTTATGCTGCAAGTGGTAGTAATGTATTTACAGCACTCACTGATGTTACTCATTATGCGTTAGATTTAGCAAGTGGTAGAATAGTGTTGACAGGTGCGGGTGTAACAGCATTAGGAACAAATATTCTTTATGCGACATATGGTTATACAGACTTATTTGCTGATAGTGTGATTACTGATATGATTGCTGCAGCAGATGATGAGATAGACAAAGTAACAGGTCGTAAATGGGACACACCTACAAGTATTATTGAATACAGAAGTGGTAGAGCAAGTCTTGGTTATCCTACAACAAACAGACCATTCGCTAATGATTGGGATGCACCTGATTTTATAGTGTTAGATCAGAAACCAGTAACAACAGTTGATGCAGCTTATTTCTTAGCAAGACCATTAACAGTCGGTAAGTTTTATAATTATGATTTGGGGAGTACAACATTTACAGATTTAACTGACAATATTAATTCAACAACCGAGGCACCATTCATATTGTTTGATGATGCCCCAGTAACTGGAGATATAATTTATATCGGTAGTGGATTAACATTCTTAGGATTAACAACCTATTTATCAGTGGTGGGCGTTGATAATGGAAGCACAGCTATTGATTGGGAGTATTGGAATGGTACTGCTTGGACAGATTTAACTGAAACTGATGAAACAACAGGTGCTAGTATATTTACTGCAAGTGGAAAGTTTACATGGACATATCCATATGGGTGGGCAGAAACTACAGTTGATGGATATTCGGCTTATTGGATAAGAGGAACACTTACTGATGATTATAGTGTAGATCCACAAGTTTCAACAATGAGAATAGAAGATCCTATTAATACTGTGGTCGAACCTTATCAGCGAAAGTTACGTGGTGAAGGGCAATTATATTTTACTGATATTGTAGTACCAGATGGTACTGATAATATACGTATTGATTATAACTATGGTGTGGTTACGACTCCTACTTACATATCCGATTTAAGCGTCCATGTAGCCTCGCTAAAGGCTTTTGTTAACTTATCCGGTGGTTCCTATGATGATGCAACATCGTACACCTTAGGCAGCAAGGCGGTCACTATAGGAGAGGTCTATGTAAATATCAGAGAAGTAATTGCTCAAATTAAAAAACGTATTGATGAACTGTATGCTCTAACTGGTAAAAGAGCAGACGTGGCGGCAATCTAATGGTAAAAACAGCACTACAAAGTCATGCAAAGATTAATAGAAAGTTAATAACAGAAGCCATCAAGATATTTGGCAGAACGTTATCTAAAAGAACTGTGACAAGGACGGTCGATTCATTTGGACAACTAAGTGCATTAACAACTGCAGATGTCACATTTCAAGGAGACTTACAATTTGGCTTAGACTTAGACCAAAGGTTTTTAGAAGCAGGTATTGTCGAAGTAGGTGATGGTGTTTTATATATACATCCTACCGCATTATCAACATTACCAATACCACAAGACCAAATTATTGATGGTAATAGCGTTTGGGAAATCATTAAAGGTATTGAATCACCAGAACTTGGAGGGAACGTTACTCACTATTCGTATAGATGCAAGAGAAGAATTAATGCGAGTGATGTATAATGATACTTACAGTTGATGGTCAGAAGTATGAAATCACTAACTGGGACGAATTTCAAAAGAAGTTTTTATCAGCAATAGGATTCCAATTACAAAGCGAGATCCGAAAGCAAGTTGATCGTATGAACCTTATTGGGAGTACAAGACAATTACGATTAGGTACTGATTTTATTGTTCAAGGTAACGAACTCACTATGACATCTTCAGCACCTCACGCTGTATATATTGAATATGGGACTTATGATTATTGGGAACAATATGGACAAAGTTCATTCCCTGACCCTGGTTATCCATCAATACCTAAGAAGAAAGAGTTAACACCACAACAACGTAAAGGTATGCCAAAAGGTATGCAACCATTTGCACCATTCCGGAGAGTATTATGGAATGATAATAAGATGGGACAAATCATTGATAAGGCAGTTAGAAACGTCACACTTTAAACTTTATTTAAATACTTGAACATATTATTATAATCATCCAAGATGGAGTATTACCATGACAAGAACTAAGATAGAACCTGAAAGAATATTAACAAACTTCTTACGAAATACTTTAACAGATATAAATGGCTCTAGATCTGGACAATGGATATACCCTGATTTTCCTAGAGTTACATCACTTGGTGATGCATCTTATCCTAGAGTTGGAATAACAATGCTGACAGAATCTTCTACTGCTATGGGTATGTTTGATGATACTCAATGGGAAACTGTAATGTTCCAAATTGATGTGGTTACTAAGAAAGATTTATTGTTTACACCTAGAATTACAGCTGAGGCATTAGGAACAATGTCTGCCACAGCTAATTCTGATAGGTTTACATATAACGAAATTCCAGCCTCTGTCACGAATGTTCAACATAATGCAGTATCATTTGGCACTGTTACACGTGTAAATACAGATGCTGATTTTACAACACCAGCTGCAGGAACAGTAGAATATTCAGGAAGCACTGGCAACTTAAACTTCGCAGCAGCAGACTTAGTATCATACGACACACAAGCAATAACATCTACCTATACTGTTGCACTTGAAGGAAAGAAAGCAGTTGAATATATTGGTAGAGATATTATAAAACAAATACGAACAGGATGGCGAACAGATACAACATTCGCTGGACTTTATTATCCAAATAAAATTAGTAACTCATCATTACCATTAGATGAGGATTTAGGAATATATAGACAGATGCTAGAGTATCAATGTAATGCATTCAATCTTGGAGAGGGAATATAAAATGGCACGTATGTGGGTAAAACCAAAAGGTAGGTCAGCAGTTCTTGTTGACGAAGAACAAGCTGAAATGATTATTAAACAAAATTATGAGCTTAGAAATCCAAAAAAGGAAGTGAAGAAAAAGGTAATTAAAAAGAAAGTTAAGGAGGAAATTAAAGATGGCAACAATTGATTATTATAAGGGCTTCGATTCATATGTTTTGTATGGTGAAGAAACAAGTTTTGGTGCAGGAGCAACACCGGCAGCAGGGAATAGAGTTGGAAGAGTATCAAGTTTTAATATTAACATGGCAAATAATATGTTTAAGACTCAAGGAATGGGTGAAGGACGTAACGTAACTGGAAGTTTTACTGGTCCATTTGATGTTACTGGTAGTATGGATTGGGAAGTTGATGATTTCACATTTATGCAATATGCCGTAGGAGTATTAGCTGGAACTGGAGTAGTAGCAGACCCTTGGCAATTAAATGAAGCTGATAATATTGGATATAGTGCAACAACCATTCCAACATTGACAATGGAGTTTGGTAGTGAAGGAAATGATATTGACCATGAGGTTTCAGTATATGGCGCTGTTATTAATAACTTAACACTGACTGCAACACAAGGAGAAACATTAAAAGCGTCATGTGACTTTATTGGTCAAACAGTGGCTTCTACAGCAACAATATTAACATACACAACACCAACAACTGAAGTGTTTGTATTCCAACAGGGTGGTGTGGTAATCGGAGCATCCGACACATTTGATTGTACAAGTTTTGCATTGACCATTGCAAATAATATACAAACGTATAGAAATTTGGGTAGTAGATTAATTCAACAACCAGTTACTGGGATGAGAAGGTATGATTTTACAATAACATTTAAAATGAAAGATGATACAACCGCAGGAGTTCTTAGTGGTACTGAACTACAAGATTTCTTCTGGGGGGCAACAGGAGCACCTGCATCATTAGCAACAATCACAAGCAAAGCAGTGAGTTTAGATATTACGGAAGGTGCAGCAGCAGGAGATAGAGTTGTAAACATTGACTTAGAGAATTGTTATTTTGAAAGTTGGTCACAACCAGTAACACTTGATGGTGGAGTGATTGAAGTAACAGTATCTGGTTATGGTCATGCTGGGTTAACAGATGGAGCAGTAAATGTACCGATTAGATGGTATGCAATAGCATAATTTTTTATTTTTTTATTTTATCGGTAAGATGCCGAGATTAGTAACAACCAAGATGGTGAAAAAATATGGACGAAAATAAAGTACAATTGAAAGATGGTGAAGTTATAATTAGAAAACCCAAAGCCAAAGTTAGAAACGCGGCAATGATGAAAGCAGAAACTCCAGAGGGACTTAAAAACACAGTATTTATGGTTGAACTATTACCTTATTGTGTAAAAACACATCCATGGGGGGTTCGACCAGTAAGAGATTGTTTAGATAATTTAGATGTTGACGAGTATGATAAATTGGTTGATTGTTTAAGAGGGTTAATGCATCCAGATGAAAATCAAAAAAAAAAATTAAATCGGCAATCAGACCTTTCAAAACCATCGACGGATGGGCAACAAGAATAAATTTTGGTAATGATTACAAACTAAATAATATATTTGAAGAGTATTGTTTTTTAAAAACATTTGGTTGTGCAAAACAATATGACGACTATGACATTCAAAAAATACAATTATTATTATTAATAGAAGATACGATTAAAAATGTAGAATCAGAAATAGGAAGGTTAAATAAAAATGGCTGAAACAACAATAAAAGCGAAATTAATGTTAGATACATCAAGCGGTGGTGGATTAGGTGCTGCTGCTGGTGGTGGAGAAGGTGGATTAGGTGGTGGTGGATTAGTAGGACCTATGAAAGGATTAGGAAAATCAATGGGAGCAATGGCTAAATCACTTGGTGTGTTGTTATCAGTTATACAAGCATTCAAAGCACCATTATTAATGATCGCACAAATTGCATCATTATTATTAATGTTTTTAAAACCACTATCTGATGTTGCTGTGTTCTTTTTAAAACCATTCATAATGATATTAGCAAAATTACTCATACCATTTCTAAGAGCTTGGAATAAGATTGTTAAGAAAACCGGCTTAGAAGAAAAAGTAGGAGAAGTGGGGAAGGGTGCGATAAAATCAATAATTCCAGGAGCAGGGCTTGTTGATACAGCTAAAAAAATAGCAGAAAAGTTTGAAGAATCAAAACCATTATTTAAAAGAATAAAAGACAAAATAGTAGATTGGGCTGGTAAAGGATGGGATGGTGCAAAATCTGCGTGGGAATGGGTCAGTGATAAGGTTATTGAGTGGGCTCATGCCGGATGGGACGCGGCAGGGACAGCATATGATTGGATAACCGGACCATTTATGGAGTGGGTGAGTGATAAATGGGACGACGCAAAATCATTATATGTAGAAGTTACAACCCCTGTTTTTGATTGGATTGGTAAAAAATGGGAGGATGCTAAAAGTTTATTCGTTATAGTTACAGAACCTGTCATAAAATGGATAACTGATAAATGGGAATCAATTGAAGATTTTTCATCAATGGTTTGGAATGCAGTAAAAACTTGGTTGGCAGGTGCTAAAGATAAAATAGTTGGATTAGTTATGGGGATGATACCCGACTTTTTGAAAAATATAGTTAGTAAGGGTGGTGGTAAAAAAAAAGGCGATGAAAGCGTTGGAGACGCATTAATTACTTCAGATGGAAGAGTTATAAAATTTGATCCTAATGATGATATTATGGCGAGTAAGAATGGTTTTAAAGGAATGGGTGGTGGCAGCAATATTAATGTAACCGTGAATATTAATGCGTTGGATGCAGGATCAATAAATAGTTCGTTAATTGATAAAATCACTAATAGAATTACTGAAGTTATAAAACGTGAAACATTAGGAAGAACAAGTTATGGGGTGGGGGCATAATGGCAGCACCAACATTAGATGGAAACGCATTAGGAAGTGTTAATTCAATCAATTATGTTAAAGATGCAAATATTATTCCAATAGCTCTTGCTGGGAGTGATAGTGATGACACCTTAACATTTGATTTATTTGGAGTTACTAAAATAATTAGAGTTGAAGGTCTTTTCGCAGGAGAGACAGCAACTGTAAAAGCAGCAATTGATGTTATTGCGGGTTTGGTCGCGGGAGCACAAACAGATAGTGTTAATTTTATAAGTGATGAATTAGGAACGATTGGTGTGAAAATTAATTCTTTCGATGTAACTTGGGTGATTCCAAGTAATAGAGCAACTTATGTTTTGACTTTAACTGAGGGAGTATAATGGTACGAGTTCTAACATACATAACAATTGGTGGTGTGGATGTTACTAGTGATTGTGTTAGTTGTAAGTTTATAGATACTTTTGGTAGTGAAATTCCAGACGCTTTTTTATTGTTTGCATCACGTCTTTTTACAACTATAACGCCTGGTAATGGAGATGAAGTTATTATTAAACGTGGACCAATAACCGGACAAGAATATAATGTTTTCAAAGGTAATGTTGATACCATTAGTAAAAATCAACCTTATATTCAAATAAAAGCAAGAGATAAGTTGATCGCATTAGTTAAAACAGATGTTAATACTTCTTTCGATAAGGATATTGATTCAGAAGCAGGTGTTGCGTCAGCAATAGCAAATACATTAATAACAACATTTGGTGGGCTAAGCACTAATTCTGGGGCTACAGTAGTCAACACAGGAGCAGTAGTATTATTAGATAAATTCTTATGTAGGAAAACAGATATATTTGAAAGAGTAAAATGGATTGCAGATACATTCAATTATCAAATTTATTATAACTATGATGATGACTTTGTTTATTTTGAACCTGAAGGTAATACTACAAATGTAAATCCATTAACAGTCGGTGATAATGTTTCTAATATTCCTAAATGGGAGTTTGATAACACCCAATTGGTTAATCAAATTCGTGTAGATGGTGCAGAACAGATGGTTGAGACTACTGAAAATGGTAGGATAGGAACTGACCCAACTTATACACAAACAGATGTATTATTAACGAAATCTCCATTCTCTACTAAAGTTTGGGCTGGTGCGACAACCCCACCATCAGACGATCCTACCTTTTTAAGAATTGGTGGAACTATTGATGGTACAGCAGTCGCAGATTTTGATTATAGTGTTGATGTTGAAAATAAATTAATAGTTTGGAATACTACAACATATACTCCAGGTGCAACCGATTATGTCGAGGTGAGATATACATACCCATCTCCTGTCCCGATTTTAAGAAAACGACAAACTAGTATTGATGCATATGGATTATCATCAACAACAAAAGCTTTCAGTGATATTAAAACAATTGAAGACGCAACTAATAGAGGAACCTTATATTTAGATACTTATGCAGAACCATTTGTAAGAGTTAAACTTAATGTGCCAAGTATTGATAATGATTACAGGGCTGGTGAAAAAGTTACAATTGTCGATAACGTTAATGGTGAAACACGAGAATTAGTAATAAATAAAATCGAAAGAAGCTGGCCACATAAATTCGATAAATTACATTGTGGTAATAAAGAATATGCGTTAGCAGAATATAATAAATTAACATTAGATAGAATAAAAAGATTAGAAGAACAACAAAATAAGAACGATGATATATTAATCCAAATTGTAGATTTAGATAGAACCTTCCAACCACGACGTCGTTATATGAAATTAGAGAAGCAAACAATATCTGATACTGATTCATTAATATGGGATCATCCGACACAAGGACAATGGAATGACGAGCCTGGAAGTAATACTGAAGAATGGGGGGGTACTGCATTTGGAACAGCAACTGTCCCTAAATTAGTCCAAGGTAATATGACATACGAAGAACATTGTTATGATACTGATTTCCATGACGCTATTAATAGCACTGCTACATTTAATACTGTTAATCAAGATATATCTTTTACAGCTGGTCAAATATGGTATAGTGAAGCCATAGATATTGGAAGCACATTATCGTTCATTACATTATCATTAGGAACAGTTGTAGGAACATTATTAATTGAAATTTCATCAGATAATAAAGCAACATGGCAAACTATAATTGGTGGTGTAAGAACCGCAGTCACATCATCAGATGGCTTAGGAACTTTTATAAGGATCACAGAGGATAATGCAGCAGTAGCAAGTATAGATTTAACTAAAAATAGTTTTGGGCAAATCACATTGCCTGTTATAAGGGCATATATGGAGGAATAAAATGGCAAATGGATCAATCATTGTCGATACTGGAAGACAAATTATAATTAATAGAGCATATAAGGCAACACCAGATTATTTAGTGCCTACTCAATTTAAAGTAGGAATATCAAATAGTACACCAGATGTTGGTGATGTTGATTTAGATATTGCAATACCTATTACAGATGGTACTATTAATGATGATGGTAGTAATACTGGAAATCTTGTGGGGAGTGCTGGTGGAACAACATCAACTGATAATATTATAACCTTTAAACCAGGAGGTGGCACAACAGATGTTACTGCTCAGAACTTATTGGCTAATGGTACTAGTGTTAGTAAGACATGGACAATAGCAAATTTAGCAGCAGCTGGAACAGTAATGACAGCCTCTGAACCTTTTGGTGTATGGATTTATATGGACGAGACTGCAGTTTATGATTTATTAGCTGCAGCTGGAACTGTATTAGAACTTAGATTTAGAACAAATGGTGATGGAGCAGGACTTTATTTTGAATATGTTAGAACCAAAGCACAATTAACATCAGGTTGGAATTGGGTAACTTCTGGAACTGCTATAATGTCATCACTAACTCAAGGTGGTGGAGATCCTAGTGGGGTATTAGACGAAGTTATATTAATAATAACAACCGCTGTAGCAGCAACTACATTCTCGGCAGGCGAATGTGTATGGGACCTACTTAGAGGATGGGCAGAATCAGACCTTGTTAAAGATTATATTAGTGGATATCCAGTAATAGATGAGACAAGCTTTGAAGTTGAAACTCGAGGAATATTAGTAACCACCGATGCTAATGGGTTCGATATTAACGGATTTGGAAATTTCAATAAAGATGCAACAAGTTTAATGAGTGGTGAAGATACTTATACAGCAGAAAGTAAAAGTGATACCGACCAATTTACATACATTGTAAAAGATAGATTAATTTAGGAGGAGAAAAATATGACATTACCAAATACATTTACAGCAGGGACTGACGCATTAGCGGCAGAAGTTAACGAGGATTTCGTTTACGTTAATCCAGTTTTTGACGTTGAACATATATCAGCAGTTGAATTTTCAGGAGTGATTGCACATAGTGCTACTAATTATTCATTAGTACAAACGGCTGGCAATGTTGGACTATGGAATGGAACTACATTCACAGCTAAGAGTGCTAACTTAGGTACTATTTCAATATTAAGATTATGCAAAGCAAATGCTGCTTATGGTGTAGGAGTAGAAGGTGCAAATAGTGGAAAAGTAATTTTTACATCAAGTAGTGGTGCAACATGGGCAACAGAAACAGCAACAGGTTTTTTAACAAAAGTTTATGATGCTAGTATGCCAACAACATCTCTAGTTGTAGTTGGTGGAGATGATGCAGGTGGAGTAGACCATGTGGTTTTCAGTACAGACTTGAGTGAAGGTGGTGGAGGAAGTTGGACAGACGCTACAACCTCCCCTGGAGCAGGAGTTTATTGTATAGATATGTTTGATGGTACTACTGGTTATACAGTAGATTCTGCAGGTAATATTTGGAAAACAACTGATAGTGCAGTTACTTGGGTAGACACTAATGATAATGTGACTGGTATAGTCTTTCAATCAAGCATTCTATGTTTAGATGCAGACACTTGTATTATTGTTTGTGATGATGGTAGAATTTATCATTATGTTAATTCAACTAATACTGTTACTTTAAAACATTATAATGCAGATTATGATTTGAATAATGGTATTATTAATACTAATGGTATTTTATATATTATGATGAGGAATACAACAACAGCCAGTGTAATATTATTAACATCTAATGATAGTGGAGTTACTTGGACATCTCAAAGTATAGGTTATGAATTAAGTACGGCTACAACAACAGAACAGAAATGTGGACTCGCACCTTATGATACTGGTAAAATAATGTTTCCATTTTATGGGACATTATTAAAACAAGATAGAAGCTTATTGTAGGTGAAATAAAATGGTACATAGATTTGCATATATTTTACAAAAAACGTTCCCAGACTGGTACACTAAAAAGGGTGGATTCTGGGATGTGTTTGTTCCTTATATCTGGAACCATAAATGGCTACAAAGCAAAGTTATGTACCCGACGATTTCTGGTAAACGTAAAGTGGACATCAAATCAGTGTTCATGTATAACTATCTACTACAAGGTGTTGCAAAAAATATCACTAAAAATTGTAAGACTAACGACCAAAAGGCATATAAGATATGGCAGTGGGTGACTAAGAATATTAGATACCAATCTGATTATAGAATGCATAAACGTAGAGAGTATTGGCAGATACCTTCAGACACATATTTATCTTTAAAAGGTGATTGTGAGGATGGTGCTATTCTAATGGTTCGTATGTGGCTTGATGCAGGCATTCCTAGGCATCAATGTAAGTTATGTGCTGGTTATGTAGAGGTAAATTATAAGCCCGTGGGACACGCTTATGCTATCTATTTAAAGGAACATACAAAGAACTGGATTATTATGGATTGGTGCTATTGGCAACATAAGATCCCATCACGATGGCGATTCAATAAGTCTCATGCAGATTGTCCAGAATATAATGAGATCTGGTGGACCACTAATGATGAGAAAAGCTGGGCGCAACACGATATATTAATGAGGGATGGATTACATGACTGAATCACTAGATGATATTGCAAGAAAACATG